AAAAACCAATACTGATTCAGGTTTCAAAGATTTCATGAAATTTGAACCAGATAAGACATATTTGGTTCGTCTTCTTCCTAATTTGGAAGATGGTAAAAAGACCAGATTCCATTATTATCAACACATTTTTGATAGCATTCAAACTGGTAAAAAAGTTTCAGTTCTTTGCCCAAACACTTATGGAGAAAAGTGTCCAATCGATGAATATCGTGCAAAAATGTGGGCTACCAAAAATCAAACGTTTATCGACCAAGTTAAACCATTGAAAAAAGCAGAAAAGTGGCTTTATAATGTATATGTAATCAGTGATCCATCGAATCCTTCAAACGAAGGACAAGTTAAAATCCTCAATGCAGGAGCACAATTACAGAAAGTAATTCAATCTGCTATTGATGGAGATGATGCATCAGAATTTGGTTTTAGAATTTTTGATTTGTCCGAAAAAGGATGCAATCTTAGAATTAAAGTAGAAAAGAATGCTGCTGGTTATCCAAATTACACAAGCTCTAAATTTGTGTCACCCTCACAAATTGACGGTCTTGAAAATAGCGATGAGGTATATTCTTCAATTAAAAGCTTGGATACAATCTTCCAAAGAAAAAACTATGATGAGATCAAGGAAATTTTAGATTTCCACTTTCTCGGTAAAGAAGAAGTTCAAAAAACAGAACATCATGAAGATGATTTCAAAGTTGATGTAGTTGAACCAGAAATTACCGAAACAGTTAATTCGGAAGACGAGCTATCTGAACAAGATAGAAAAATGCAAGAGATCTTAAAAGACCTGTAAAATGGATCCAAGATTAGAAGCTTTAGAAGCTGCTAAACTCGCAGCAATGGTTAGCTCTCAACTTAAAAAGGTTGATCAGCTAACCATTGAGCGAAGTTCACTACCAGCTAATAAAATTAACATCCAAGAGTTTATAAATTCAGTTCAAGACCCAAATTTTCGAACTCAAAATAAATTCTCACAAGTTCCTTCTGGTTTTGCTGCTCCACCATCAGAGGATGTTATTAGGAGAATGGTTCCAGATGCACCACAGGTAATGCCACAAATATTACCAAACGTCCCACAACCACAACAAATACCACAACCACCACAACCAGTAAAGCTAGAAGCTAATATAATTAAAGAAACTACTGATAATAAATCAGTAGTAAATTTCGATAAAAATATTGAAAAGCATTTAAAAAGTATTAGCAAAACATTAGAGAATATGCTAAAATTACTTGAAGAAAAGTATAAAAATGAGTAATGAAAGACATATTCCAATTCCAAAATCAGCTTTAGAAAAAATTTTATTCCCAGTTAATAGGTTAACTGAAAGCTGTGTTTTAAAAACTAATAAAGACAGCATTTATACTGTTTGTTCTTCTATAGATAACAGCGTTATTCTATACGCAAAAACAAAATTGCCTATAGAAATTCAAGACTTGAAGTTAAATTTGATAAACATCAAAAAGTTTTTAACAGGTTTAGAGTGTTTAGGAGAAGGCGGTAGTTTTGAACTTATACACAAAAACAATCACTTAACTTGTAAGTCTTCAAACGAAGTCACGAAAGAAAATACACATTTTAAATATCATTTAGTTGATGACAACATTATTAAAGAATCGACAATTAATATTGAAACAATTGCTAAATTAAAGTTTAACACAATTTTTGAAATTTCGGCGCAAAAGGTTAGACAAATTATGTCAGCTTATTCTTTCGTAAATGAAGTTAATAAGATATATTTTTATACTAAAGAAGATCAGGTGTATGCTGAGATTGATGATAAAACCCTACAAAATATTGATAACGTTTCAATGCTAGTTTCGAATCAATTTGATGGCGATTCTATATCAAATCCTCTTTCAATAAAAATTGAAATTTTTAAAAGTTTAGCAACATTTAAAAATAACATCACAGTAAAAATAAATAACGAATACAAAGTCTTTATATTTCAAATTAAAGACGAACAAAATACAGAATTAAAATATATAATTTCTGCCCTTGTTAAATAACTGTTTGAAAATAAATTATAATATATGTCTAGAAACAAAATCACAACAGTTAGTTATTTCATTAAAAGATTGCGTGACAGCGGGTATGTAACAGATAAACTGTATACAGACTATTCCAATTCAGATGCCCGATCTTGGACTGTAGTAGTAGACCCTAAAGTTTCTTCGGTGTTTATAACGTGTTTTAATAATCACAACTACTTTGGTGAAGAATATTTTGAAATCCATGATGGGGGACAATTTATACCTGAAAATTTTAAACTTAAAACCAGTTCAATCGAAACAGTTATTGAATATCTAGTAAAATTTAGCATCAATAATAAATCAAATACGTATAATAAGTAATAATATGGCGTACTCCAAGAAGAAAAATTTACAAAATACAAATAGTCCTTCGCTTTCTTCTTTTGAAAATATAATAGAAAAAAAAATGACTCAAAAACAAAACGATGAATTACAAAAAAAAGTTTTTGATGCAATCAATAATTTAGAACTACAAAAAAGTTTAGATAAGTGGTTAAAAGAAAATAAACAATCTCAACAAATTGCAATGCGAGATTTGTCTTTATTGAAATCTATTGTTACAGAATATTTAGATTCTTTTCTTTTGTTTGGATATAATTTAGAAGGAGAAAGAGTTATTTTACAAAGTTTTAATAAGGCAAGAGATAGAGATGCCATTATGGAATTTTTAAAAATAGTTTTTATTAAACAACAACAAGAAAATTTTCTTGATGATTAATTATGCTTGAAGTAGATAAAGATATTTTGTGTAAAAGTCCGTTGTGGAATCCTTCAAATTTCCCAACGGGTTCTGCCAATTTTTTAAACCCAAATTATAACATCCTCCCATTTCTTTGTGATATTTTAAAAGTTGCAAATGACGAGACTGTCGATCCAGTGGTTGTAGAACCACCAGAATTCGATTTAACCCCATTCACAAGTTTTACTGGATTATTAGAGGTTGGTGATCCTAGAGTGTCTTTAGGATTAACATTGTCTGCAACATGGCTTTATTTTCTTCCAAGAGTTATTACTCAAACTGAAGTACTTCAAGCTGGCGGCGTCCAAGTAATCAATAATGTCGTTTGTGATTCAGAAGGTATGCCAGTAAGAAAGGGAACCACACAAAACGTTGAGATATCAATAGATTTATCAGGAATAAAAGAGTACAAATTTGGGGCCTTAACAGTTCCCCCTAGCGCATGGAACGTAGATGAACTTTTAAAAAGATTTACACCAGAAGATGTCAAAGAATTTGTATCTACTTTTGTACAAACAGAAAAAGAAAAACACGCTACGGATTTTACATCCTTTATTAGTAAATGGTTTCTTTCAAACCCACAATGGAAAGCAAGTTTATCATTCTATCAAATGACAAAAAATTATTTTGTTGTATTAGATTTTAAAAATGCATCAAACGTATCAACACAAAGAATATATTTAAAATATTATGATGATGTTATGATGAAAGTAGCAAAAAATTTAAATATAAAAAATATTGATGTATATAATGATATGCCATTTGGTAATATCGGAATTATGAAAGGGTTTGCTGAACAAACTTTTGATTATAAAAAAATAATGACCACAGAAAAATCACAAAGAGATCATTACAATTATATTATTAGCAATCTACAAATAGATCCCAGAGATGCAGCACTATCATATAATACACTTCTAAATCCAAATAACGCAAACAATCAATCGGTGATTGGTGCGATGACTAATATGTTTCTTCAACAAGCCAGAACACAAATTAGTACATCAAATGCTGCTCCAGTTTCGAGTATTAAAGTTAGTTAACAATTTCCTAGTCCGTTAAAGTCTGGTGGTGGATTTAAACTACCGTCTGGGTTAAATGAGTAGTTTCCAGTTTGTGGTGTTATATCCACATAATTTTGATTGTTAAAGGCATCGTTTGTATTGATGTTATATTTCTGATTTCTTCTACCAAGGGACGTATCAACTCTACTAGGAGAAGCAGTACCACCCCCACCACTTCCTACAAACGCTCCACCACCTCCACCACAAGAAGAAATATCACCCATTGTTTTATGTCCAGGTGACTCGCCCATACCTCTAGCAGGTGCAGGTGTTGGTACGTGTGTAGGATCTGGTCTGGCTGCTCTTGCTGCTGCTGCACCCGTATAGCCATTAAAAGCTGGTACAGTCGTGTCGTGTGAGTGATTTTGTCCTGGACTGTTATGATTATGTGTAAAATTGAATACAGGGGTTACTTGGCCAGGAATAACAAAACCAAGAGCAGCACCAGGACCAGGCATAACACCTGGAACAATAACCATCAACGGTTTCATTCCAGTAGGATACCAACCACTAATACCAATACCAGTTGGTAAACCAAAATTATCCAAAGGAATTTTCATCATAATAGTAGAATATGTTTCTTCTACTAAAGTTTGAATTTCGGCAAAACTTAAAATATTTGCAGTTAAAACATTATAAACATCACGGGTAGCTTTTTTAAAAACTTTATCAAATATATCCAAAGCACTTGCTTTTGTTGGAGCAAAATCATTCCACGTTGCATTTGAATGAACATAATGTGCTCCACCACTAGGAGATGTTTGAATTCTTTCTGATGGGCATGTTAAATGTGTAACATACAATCCCCCATCCATCATCAAAGATCCTTTTAAAGCAAGATCTCCAGTTACACTTAACTTTCCAGCAACAAGAGTATTATCAGATTCAATTTTAACTCCACTATCACCAGATCTATCTCTAGCATCAATTAAAACATTTTTTCCTTTTAAAGTTGTTTTATTACCTGATGTTAAAGTTAATTCTCCTTGGTTTGCAACAATATTTGTAACTGCACCAGAAAAAGTTGCTTTACCAGAAGTTTTTAAATCTACACCTGGCGATCCTGCCGAAACTTCAAACTTATTAGCAACATCAAGCAATAAGCTACCTGGATTAATTAAAGGATCTGAATGTATAGCTTGTTTTGCTGTTCCTTTTGCGCCAAGAGCAAAAAATTCACCAGGTATTTTTGAATTTTGTAAATATAATGCCGTAGGAACCGGATCTTTGTACGTTACTGTTGGTGCATCATTTTTTGCTAAACCAACCTGCCAAACTACATCGCCCCCTTCTCTAACAACCTTTGCACCACCTTTTCCCATTTCTGTTTGTGCGCTTGCAATTTGAAGTTTTCTAGATTCATATGCATCGGCTGCTTTACTGTTTCCTTCTTGAACAGCAGTTGCTGGCGATTTTATTCTTCCATTTTTACAGCCAGGACTACCACAGCCTTTTCCTCCAGTTAATGATAAATTTGTAGTTGATGCATTTAAAAAAGGAACTACCAAAAAATTTATAATCTTTTGAACAATATCTAAAGGATATGCCATGTTTGGTAAAAATCTTCTTAACGTTTTAAAAATTTTTCCAACTAAAGCAGAACCTCTTTCTGACAAATGTTTTTGAGAACAAACTGGACAATCCATTTCTTGTCCTTCGGTAGATTTAATAGTATCTAATTTTTCTTTATCTATTTGACTTGTTAATCCTTGAAGTTTTTCAGCAGCGGCTCTTTGTTTGTCATTACCTGCCTGTGCAGTAACATCACCCTCAACAAAATCATGTTTACTACCACCAATACTCGATTGAACATCACCTGTAACCGACATAAACATGTTTTGATTTGTAAACATGCACAAATCGGATGCAGTTTTAAATACTACTTTTCCTCCAATAAATTGTATTAAGCTACCAAATTTATCGGATAAAATCATATGAGATCTATCTTCCGAAATAAAAGAACCATAAGGATCTTTTACCACATGTTGTCCCATAGAAATAGAACCTGCCTCACCACCAATTACACTATATTGTTTGGATTCGTTTTCGTTTAATTTTGTAGGACTATAAGAGAAAGTAGCCATTATTAATATTTATTAAAGCATTCAAATATACAAGTTTAGATTATATTTGAAGGTTCGTAAGCATTTGCAAAAAATACAGGTCTTTGTGGATTTTCTGCTTCAAAAAATACCCAAACTTTTGCTCCAACTGCGGGTGTAGAATAAAAGCCCATCGGTCCTCCTGCTCTTGGACTGTTGATTGAGGCATATGCATTTTGTCCAGCATTTGTAGTTCTAAAAACATTTGAACCGTCTCCTTCTACAGCACCACCACCAGAACCATCATTATTGGCATGTGCTAGTTCTTTTTGGCGACGATTAACTAATCCTGCTTGAGCATCTGGATTTTTTCCCCAATATTTTAACATGTTTGGTCCTATAGAATCCCAAGTTTTACCAGATTTATTTAAAAGTTCATTAAGTCCGCGAGGTCCTCTATTAAATGTATAAGATATCAACGCTTCTTTTTGACTTTGTGTTAGCGTAATTCCTCGATTATTTAATGCATTATTTACCACAATAGCTCTTTTACTTAAATCTGCAATCAATGCTCTGGATGCTTCAGCTTCGGTAATTGTTGCGCCTGGTCTAGATTCTGTTCCATAACCTATTGTATAAATTCCACCATCATCTATTGCAGTTGAGTTAAAATATTCTCTGTTTGGTCCAGCTTCCCAATCTTTTACAGCATTCAAAAAATTTTGACTAAATCCTGTACCAGAAACTTGTGAAGGACCTGTTTCAGATCCAGTTCTTTCTCCTTTTTTATTATTTAACCCATCTTTTGCTGGAACAGATCTAGGATTAACTGATGCCGTAGCAATAGCTTGTGATGTACCAGGATTTGTTGGAGATTGTTGTAAACTTCCATTTCTAAATCCTGAAGCAAAACCACCCCACCATGAAGGGGTGCTTCCAACGTTAAAAGCGGTTCTTCTACCATCTGTTCTAAAACCAATATGTAAGTGAGGACTGCTA